CGGCGTCGCGAACCAGGCGTCTTGGTACGGGTCCCAGAGTGGTTGCACTTCGACTGCCCAGCCGTCGCCGACGAGCTCGGTCTGTGCTGTCCAGTCGCTCACAATTACTCGCGTGCCGCAGCTTTGCGCCTCGACTACGGGCACGCCGAAGCCTTCCCCAGCCGAGGTCGCCAGCAGCACGTCGGCTGCGCTGTAGAGCGCTGCGAGTGCCTGCTGCGGCAGGTTCATGCGGTAGAGGTACTGGTCGACGAAACAGACCTGATCCTCGGGGATGCCGCAGCCGCGGATCAGCGCGCGAAGGTCTACGCCCGTCGCGATCGCCGATGCCTCGGTGTGGAGGTACAGCATCGCGTCGGGATGATTCTTTGCGAAGATCGAGAACGCGAGCAGGTTCTCGCCGAAGCACTTGCGTACCGGCGTCCTGCCCTTGTTGGCAGAGTTCATCATCACCACGAAGCGGTCAGGGTCGACGCCCATCAGATCGTGACCCGTGACGAGCTTGCCGTCAGCATCGGCAAACGATGGCGTTGGCTTGAAGATCGGCTCGACCGCGTGGGGCACGTAGATCGAATCGAGACCATCATCCGCCATCATCCGTTCGGCGAACCGGCTCATCGCGATTGGCATCACGTTGTCGCGCTTCAGCCATGCGATCACTTTCGGCGGGGCGGGCTGGTGGTCGACGGGCGCCCACGCTGCGATCTTCGGGATCTGCTTTATGCCGGGATTCTCTAGCGCCCAAACATCGAACAGGATCACGACGAGGCTAGGGAGTTCGCTGCCGTGCGCCCAATGCTGCGCGTGCGCGTTCATGATGTCATCGGAGTACCCGGAGACGCCGCAAGGGTACATTTTTACCCCACCATTCCACATAGTCTCAGCGCCTTGCAGCCCGTAGTTACAGGCTATCGCGACTTCGTGCTGGTCGCGCGTCAGGCGCTCAACAACCTGTGCGGTCTGGACGCCATAGCCCGTCGCGCTGAAGGGAGCGTTCGAGGCCCAGAGGATTCGCTGCCGCGTCACGCCCTCGACTTGTGGTGGTGCTGGTGGCTTAATGTGCTTCGCCTGTTGGCGTCGCATCGCGCGATTCGACATGCTCCCCCGTCCAAAAAAAATAGTGGCTACCCGGCACGAATCGCCGGGTAGCCACCATTCTACCTACTGATCAGGATGCGCCACCGATGAAGTGATTGATGTGAGTCACCTGCGGCAAGTTGCCGTCGACGCGGAGGATCGTGCGGAGCGTGACGAGATCCGTCGAGAACGCGAAGTCAGTCGAGCTGTCGACACGAATGCCGCCGACCTGCCTCACATAGTACGAGGGAAGGTGCCCGAAGCAGACAGATTTTGCACTTGTAGCAGGATCTGCCATTGCTGGGTTCTCGTAGAGCGGGAAGCCGAGCAGGGTGTCGGGAGTGTTCTCGTTGAGGCGCGGCGCGAAAACGTAATTGCCGGACGTATCTTTCAACTTGCGAACAGCACCGATTGACTTGCCGTTCATCATGTAACCGGTACCCGGCAACATGCGCGCCGCCCCGTCTACGCTGTAAGCCAGGTCGATCAGGTTGTCGGCGGTAAACGCACCGCTGACGCCCGTGCCGCCGGTCACACCGAGCGTCGAAGCGGTAACGATACCGTTCGGCTGCGTCGTGCCAGTACCAACGGTGAGGAAGTTATTGACGTTATATCCGATGCCCTGGCCCACGGTATCGGCCAAAAATCCGAGCACGTCCACTCCAGAGTCTTCAATCATCTCACGCGAGACCTGCGTCAAGTAGGAGTACTTGAACGCGCCCATCGTGATGAAGGCCGAGAATGCCGGATCGCTCTCGCCAATGGCACCGGCTTCAGCAGCAATCGTTGCGGCCGAGTAGGTGTTGACGCGAGGAATCTGGAGGTTCTCGCCACCGGTAGTCGTGATGACTGTAGAGGTGGTGAGCATCGGACCGACCATACGAGCCTTGAGGATGATCTCCTCGTAGAACGAAGTCGGCACAGGTGCGCCGGTGTTCGTCTTCAGGACGTCGCGCTTCTCAAACTCAACGGAGCGAACCTCACCGCGAGCAAGCTTGCGGATAGCCTCGGCATCGTCATCGTCGGAAGGTGCAACCTCGTCCGTGCGGACGCTGGCAGCAGCAACGTCGAGGCGCTGTGCGCGCTCTTCGTCCTTCGTGATCTGCTCGATGACGCGAGCGCGGTTGTCCATGTCCTCGGAGATGCGATCATAAATCACGTTCTCTTCGGCGGTCAGGTCGCGGGACTCGGCGGCAGCTGCGTCGAGCAGGTTCTTCGCCTCTTCCCATGCGGTAGCGCGCAGTTCGATCTGGCGCTTGAGGTATTCGGACATCAGGGTGATCCTTTCAAGAATCAAAAGTGTGGTCTAACGGATGTTCCGAGCGGCTCCGCATCGGGTGCGCCTGACGCGGCTCCGCAGATCAGACAACACGAATGGTAACAGGGCGCAGGCGCGGTTAGACGCGAGAGAACAAAAGGTCGAGCTGCTTGCGCTTCATGTCCAGCGAAGCCTTCGCCTCGTCACCGATCGAAGTATCGGCGCGCAACTTCTGCACGACCGACTCGATCAGCATCGCAGCATCGTCGTCCAGCATCTCGCCGGCTTCGAGTTTCGTGATCGCCGCATCGAGCAGACCCGCGTCGGCACCAGTCGCGGCGGCAAGGTTGTCAAGGCTACGCACGCCGGCAGTCGTCGCTCCGTAGGCCGGAAAGGCCGTCACGATCGACACCTCATGCAGACGCACCTCGCGCAGTTCGCGCGTCGCACCATCCGGCGACCACGTATCGCCACCGCTCGGAACGCTGAAGCCGAAGCTCATCGAGTCAACATCTCCCCGACGAATTAGGTAGGCAAGATCCTTGCCGTCTGTCGTTTCTGGAAGGTCAGCCTCAACGCGCAAGCCGTGAGAATCCTCAGAGAGTCGCAACGTACCGGCACGCTTTGACGCCAGCACGCGCGTCGTGTCGTGGTTGACGAACATCTTGATCTCGTTACGCGATCCCAGCGAATTGGCAAACGCGCCAGGCGCGATCCGCTCGATGAACGGCAACGGCTCAGAGTCAGAATTGAACACGGCAGCGTAGCCCGTGAAAGCCATCCCGTCGCCTTCGCCGAGGTCGCGCAACTCAAACTCGTTGACGGTGATTCGGCGAGTCTCGACGGCAGTAGTCATAGGGTCAATGGTAGCACCGCGCATGGCGTCACCTTCCTCGGCTTTGATCGCTTCGGCTTTCCGAGCGAACCAATCGATCGCCGGCTGGGGATCGAGCGCGTCGATACCCCAAAGGTAGAACGCGACCGCGCCAGCGCCGGGGAATCCCTCAGCCTCGGGATCACGGTTATCTTCGGCGTCCAGATCGACCAGGTGCCGAGCCGCCCACGCATTCGTTCGGATTACCTTGTCTTCGGATACTTCGCCGTCAGCCATCAGACGAGCCTCGCGGATCGTACGATCGACAACACCATCGCCAGACAATCCAGCCGCGTGATACTCCAAGCCTCGCGCGGCGGCTTCGATGATGTATTCGGGAAGCATGAGATCGACCGCGCGCGCTAGCATCTGCGGCAATTCTTGCGGGTCAACGCCAGAGGGTGCCAGCACCGTTACGCCGATACGAGCATACTCAGCGCGCACGTCGGCGTTGTTGTCGATCGCGAGCTCGACGTTGTAATTGGCAAATAGGTTCTTGATCACCGCTGCTTTGTAGACAACCTCGGGCGTGCGATCGCCCCGCATCTGAAGCAGCTCGTAATCGACGCCAATAGCGTCTAATTGGGCGATCGTTTCATCCCGACGCGCTTCGCGTCGAGCGGTCACAATCAGCACCGCGCCCGTGTATTCGCGCACAAAGGCAACGACGTTCTGAATCGGATCATCATTGTCAGCGATCAGCGTCCCATCAATATCAACGACGATTGCGGCGGGACCGTTCAGATCACGCTCGCCACCGGGTTGCATATCCTCGGCGAGCGACACGGCAACCATCTGGTCAACCGCGTCCTGCTTCGATGCGTGACATCCGATTGTCAGTAGCGCGCCGTCTTCTTCTTTGACAGTCGCCCATCCGTCACAATCATCTTGCTGATCGCTAATGAAGTACGGCATCTCTATCCCATCCTCTGAATCATCACGCTGACCGAGTTCGTATTCGCCGAGATTCCCCACAAGCCCTCGCCGGGATTGAGCGTGATCTGGCGCTCCTCTTTGCCGTCCAGGTGAATACCCGTCGAAGTCGTCACGCCCGAATCACCGATAAATACTTGCTGACTGTTTTCGTTATTGTGAACCGTCACGCGCTGCGCCATCGCATTAGCAGCACACAAAAGCGTCGGCGATGTCGTCACGCTGATCTGCGCCGTCGTCATCGTCATGGTGCTACCGGATACGCCGCCGCTGGATCTTCTGGATCAACCTGCGCGATACCTTGCAGCTGCACGGACGGCAAGCCCGTATGCGGCAACGCATCCAAGCCAAGCGACGCAAGCGTTGCGGATGGATCAAATCCGGCCTGCACGAGCTTCACCGCGATCGAGGTCTTCTTCTCCAACTCGGTTAGGTTCGCCGCAGCAAGATCGACGTTCGCAAGCGGCACGCGGTACACGTCGCCACCATCCGCCGGCGGCATGTCCTCTAGCCGGTGGATGTCATTGATCGAGAGGAAGCCCGACTGGATACCAGTCGAGAATGATGCGTAGCGCGTAGCCTGGTCGCCGCGCAGCAAGCCGTCGACGTTGATCTTCAGGAAGGCGTCACCGGGAATCAGGTTGCTGTAGGCATCCTCGATCTTGACGATGTACGGACGCAGGCAGTACGTGACGAAGTGAATGCCGTTCATCTCGACGGACGCATACGACATCGCGCCCGGAGTCGTCACGCCCAGCAACGCTGGCGGACAACGGAACGCTCGCGCGATCTCCTCGGTGCTGTATTGACGAGACTCCAACATCTGCGCCTCGTTGGGGGCAGCCGATGTCTGCGAATACTTCGCGCCACCGAACAGCACACCGGGACGATGAGACCGGCGGACGGATCGGTGTTGCTCCTCGAATGAGTCGCTTAGGTCTTTGGCTTGCTCGCGCGTCAGCGCGCCCGGAAACTCGATCACGCCTCCCAGCGTGCTGCCCTGCCCGAAGAACAATTGGGCGAACGTGTCGAGCGCCTTACCGAGTCCGAGCGTGTCGCGGATCAGATCGATGCGCGAACGTCCTCGCAACTCGCCGGGCAGCAAGAGCTCGGTGAGGTGCATCATCTCGTCGTGCGCGACAATCTCGCGACCATTGTCGATCGAATACTCGACGCGGCGGGTAACGTTGTTGCGCTGGACTTCGACCTTGCGCGGGTTCAAGACGACTAGGCCAGCGATGCCCTGATCGTCGCGCAAGATCCGAATGAAGGCGTTGCCGTTCATCAGCAGCGAGATCAGCACCTGCGAGAAATGCGTGGTCCGCGACATGCCGACCTCAGGCAAGTCCAGCCAGACGGGGCGCGGATAGTTCACGCGCTCGGTGCCATCGCGGCGGAACGTGTCAATCGGCAGCGTAGAGATGGAGTCGGCGATCAGGCGCACGCAGGCGTAGACGGTGCCGAGCTTCAGCGCCTCGTCTTGGTTCATGGTGACGCCCGAGTTGGTTGTCAATGCCAGCGAATCGCCAGAGGCAAAAATTGTTTGGAACGAAATCGATCGCTCCTCGGAATCGGTGCGCCTGAACAGTCCGCCTAGCATTCTTAGTTCCTCTCAGTTGCTACTGCGAACGCGATCATGAACGCTCCGAATAGGATGATTCCTGCCGGTATGAACACCATCCCGACACCAGCCGAGACAATGATCGCACCTAGCACTTGTACTAGTATGATAGCCGCCCTAAAAGGCGTAGAATCCCGGCGCACTTTGCTCCCCCTCAGTTTGTAGAATAGCCCCATAGTTCGCCATCACGGCAGCGACCAGCGCATCGATGCGCTGACGCTGACGGATCTTGCTGATCTTCCAGCCGCGATCCGTCTGCGCGGCAGCCGTCGAAAGGACATGCGCCGCGAGCTCGGCGTTGTCGCCGGCGTGGACGATGCGCCCTTCACCGAGCATCGAATAGAAAGCCTGGTACGCATCCGCCATGATCGCCGACGACTGGACCATCGTGACCATCGTCACGCCCTCATCGTCAAGCGCCTGCGCGGAACGCTCGAAGAAACGCGGATCGTAGAAAACCCCGGCGACCGCGTAGCGCCCTGTCAGTTCACGAAGGTGCGCCTCCACATCGGCGAGGTCAACATTCTTGCCGGGTTGTGGCGTCCAAATCTGCGCCTCAATCAGCACCTTCTCATCGTCCGGACGCTGGTACGCAACCACGCACGCCGTCGCATCGTGAACGATGCCGACATCGATCCCAACCGAAACTCGCGCACCGTCCGGGATCTTCGCATCCCGTTCGATCGCGTTATTCCACCAGTCCGCGCTGATCCATGCCGACGAGCCTGCGACCCAGACGCAGCCGTGCAGCTGTAGCACTTCCTCGATTGAGAGTTCCGGGTTGTTGGCTTGGCGCTGGAGGTAGTCGTCTGTGATCCACGATGCGGGATTGGCGAGCCGCATATTGGCTATATCACTAGGGTCTTTCGTGGGCGCCGAGTAGTTATAGATCAGGGTAGCCGCGTCATGGTTTCGGCTGATCGTCAAGCCCGGAGTCTTCTCGACATCGCCAACCGCTTCGTTGCGGCTGACCATCCTGCCGAGGATCGACGTGTCTCGCTCGTTGGCGTCGCCGGCGGTCGTGATCGTGAAAGTCTGTGTCTTCTTTCGAGCGCCACCGCCAGTCGTCAAAGCCGCCCACGCCTTGCGTTGGGTTGGCTTCGTCCAGGCGTGGAGTTCGTCGGCGACGACTAGGCTCGGGCTGTACCCGTGCAGAGTGTTCGGGTCCGACGCCATGCGGAGAATCTTGCCGCCACCATCAGCACGCGCGATCTCGCCAATGTAGTCACGTAATACAACGTCGCCGGCGAGCGCAGGATTCTTACGAATGTACGCTGTGCAAGCATCAAATAACCTGCCGGCCTGTTTATCACTCGCGGCTGCGAGCAGGATCTCCGGCTGCGTGTCATCGGTCAGCAAACTGTAAAGCGCGTACGCAGCAAGCAGCGCGGTCTTGCCATTCTTGCGACTAACACACAGGGCAACGCTCGACCACTTTGGCGTCAACCCGTCAGCTGATTCCATCGCCAGCGCTTCGCCCATGAAGTCAATCTGCCACGGCTCCAGAATGAGCGGCTCATTAGCAAACTGGTCAATCGACTGGATCAGATAAGTCTCGCACCACCACGCGAAGTGATCGACGCGACTGCCGTCCGAATAGTTCGACCACTTCGGCTTCGGCTTCGCAGCGGTGCGCGCCACTAGCTCGCACGCTTCGCAATCGTAACCAGCGGCGGCGGTGCTTTATCACGCGCCGACGCTGCGCCAGGGGGACGACCAACCGGACGCTTCTCCTTATCAGCACCCGGCAGCAGACCGAGCTCCTTGCCAGCCCGAGCAGCCGCGACCTCAGACGATTCGATCATCTTGACCAGCGGATGCGGAGCAGCTGCACCGTTGGGATAAATCATCAGCGCCGGCGATCCTGCGTCAGCCCACTCGGTCCGAGCAAACGCCACCATATCCACGGCACGCGCGAACCGCACGATCGCGTGTTCGTACTTCTGCCAGTCAGGGAGATTGCAGACCTGCTCGACCGCGAGTAGAAACGCGTGAGCGCCTTCGGTTTTGAGATCCGAAGGAGCGGCGAGATCGAGCGCCTTCGCACCGAGCGGCGAAACCGGGTGCGTGGACGCAGTTTCTTGCTCAAAAACGT